TAAGCATTTTATCCGCTTATGCAACTTATAATCAGGGATTTAATTTATAGAAGTCCCCTGTAAATAGATTGATATATCAAATTTAACGATACCGCCATATGGCTCTCTCGTATCGGTGAAAGCCATATGGCTATCTGTCATTATCACAGTTACCTGATTATCCGTCTGAACTTTAACCGGTATTGGGTTAAAACAAAAAGAAATCTCATCAGGATAGTATATACTTTTATTCTGTTCAAATATCCCTATTCTCATCGTTAAAATTCAAATTTATGTGTTCCACTTCCATATCGAATATGCCAACCAAACGCTCCATAATATCCTCGATTGTCTTTTCCACCTCTGACGAATATATATCCTCCGATTGTCCTGAACGATACAGCAATGTACCCTCGTTAGCAATCTTTCTAGCTACCAAATAAGAGAAAGACTTTGGACGTTCCACTTTGATACCTTTATCTTCCATCCATTGCTCTATAATCTTGTAGAATCCTTTAGGCACCTTACCCGACTTACGCCCAATTTCCAGCACACCAAAAGCCTGACGTCCCAATAAAACTCCTCTACCTTCGGTAATTTCCATTCTCAAACTGTCACGTGTACGACCGGAAGCTACTTGCCCGGCAGCTTCATGGCGGGCGATAATCCTCTTGCGAAGTTCCTCCAGCTCATTTCCAACTATCCGTAATACGTTATCCCTTACCGTTTCCATACACAATATCTTTTATACCTCTGGTCGAACACAATACAATGCCTGACACTTCCTTCAGCTGCAGCGATATGGTTATCCCAGTGACATTTACATTCAGCTTATCGTAAAATACAGAGTAAGGAACATCACCGGAAATTGGCTCAAACATTCCGGACCGGTTAATGAGCAAGATAAACTCTTTGGCTAAGTTCTTGCACCTCTCTACTACAGAGTCGTTCTCCGTACCATCAAAATCTAAGTCTGTCTTATCCATGAAAGCTATCATGCAGTTCGGGAAATCCTTCATCTGTGTTGCTCCCAGATTCAATGTACCGCTTACTGGGAGAAGGTTCAGCACCGCTGGGAGCGGCAGCTTGTCGAGTCTGATGTTGGCTGTCTGCCAGTTGTCGAATATGTAGGTCACCCCATCCATCTGTTCGATCACACTCTTGATTTTCTGCTCTACCGTCATCTTCTTTTCTTATTTAAAACATTTCTTAATCTCCGTTCAAACATCACTCTTTTGGCATCCATATCAAGACACTTATATACACGTATCCACGGAACGTATTCTACTTCTTCATGATTAGATATGCCCATACGCTGAGCATAATAATCTACTAGTCCAAAAAATCCAAAATTCAATCTATCTACACCAGCCTGTCTTTCTTCCGGTGTAGGTGGGACATTCGTAGAAGCAAACAGTTTGTTTATTCGTTTTACCTCTTTGGCAACCCAATAAACAAATCCCAAGATTTCAGTAGCATCAGCTCTTAACACTTGTTTCTCATTCATATCCAACAATACTTTACATGGTACAAAGAGAAACTCTCTTGTTGTACTTATTACCTGCAACTGCATAAGTTCCCCCAGTGAAAGATCATTCAATGTTGACATAGTCTTGACCTTCCCTATCTTATATGGTTTAGGAAGAGATTCTAACCTTTGCTGTAATACTGTCATGTCCTGAGCCAAGTCACTTATCTTAATAAATTCCTTTACTGTCATATTCTTCCTATTTTTGCCTTTGGCCTATGAATAACTGGTTTGATTCGGAAATACATTGCCATTATCAGCATATCCAAGTAGTCAGGTGAATGACCCAATATCTCCTTCATCTTTTCTTTGGTGATTATACCCTTCTTCCTCGTGTCTGCATCAATGTGCGCTTGCTTGAGGACAGACAATTCTTCGATAATCCGCTCTCGCTGGGCTTCCGTACATACTATACGAAGCAATCTGTTATTAATCATCTCGGCCAGCTTGAAAGCACATTCGGACTTCAGGTTATCAAACTCCTTATTAAGAGCCTGTGTACCTCCGTGAAACTCCTTGATACCGTTCAGATAGCTTTCAAGATAGCTTCCTAAACCGTCAGAGTCCGCTATCATCTTACTGCGAGGGATTGAGCACTCTATCATCATACGCTTCAAATCTGTTTCAATGGATTTCCCAGTGCTGTATTCCTGGTCCAGTTTGATGTAGCATACATTCCCTTTCCAGTGTCCAGCCACAAAGCGGTCACGCCCTTTCATCGCAAGGTCAGCAGAACCGGTGGATTCACCTGCAGGTGTAACGAAGTCATTAGTGAATAGGTCACAGATAGCATCATAGTCACACAAGGCAGTCGGGTCATTATCGTACTCCCAGTTCCCGAAGTATAGACGCTCCTTAGTTACCCGATCTTTCGTGTTACGCAAGCTCTCGATGTAGTCCTCAGTAGCCCAAGGATTATCCTGCACCAAAGCTTGAATGAAAGCATACGGTTCTTTCAGCTTACCTTCTTTCCACGGCTTGTAGAAGTCACGGTAAAGCCAGTTCTTCTTCGGGTTACAGGTAATAAGTATCTTCCCTGGTACACAGTACACGTCATTCATGTGTCGGCCAATACGGGTTTTCAATACCTCGAAAGCTAGATAATGGACTTCACCAGCTTCCTCAATCCATCCTCCGGTATATTCCTTCGAACCTAGCCGTTCATACATCGGGTCCTTTACTGGGTAATAGGTTAGATCGATATAAACTATTTCACTTCCATTGTCAAAAGCTATACCTTCATTGGTTGTCTTGTATGCCGTGAACCCATGGGACTTTGCTACCTTATTGAAGGTTACTGTTACGGATTCTCGGCTATCCTTCAGATTATTTCGTCCTACAAACCAGCGTGTACCAGGAAGATAATAAGCACATTGCATCAGCCACTCACATCCCAACCACGACTTTCCACCACCTCCAGCTCCACCGTACAACAGGAACTTTGTCACATCATCCCGAAGGTAGCTGTATGCCAGCCTCTGCTTTATGTTCACATTCTGTCCCATATCATTTCAACTTGTCTGCTTCCGGAGTATAGGGAAGAAAATCGAATCCCTTAAACGGCTTGCCTTGTGTAATATGGTCCACTTCCTGCTTATCAGCTAATCCCAATGTACGTGCAATGATATTCGCATTGAACGCTCCTACACATGCCCCTTCGAACTGCTGTGTCTTGATAGTTTCTTCCACACGCGCGATGACTTGAAGAAAATCTTCGTCACCTTTATTTACACAATCCTCTCGGAAGTTGCTCCACCACCTCGTTGACGCTCCAAGATACACACAAAGTCCCATGAGAGAGTACGGCCGTGATGTGGGGGTAATCTCTTGCTGAGTGTGCTGCTGATTCTCTGTTACAACCTCCTTTCCTTTTGCAACTCTTACAGGTACAGTTTTCTGTATAGCCTTTCTGGTTGTCCATGGATTCTCATCGCACCATTGGAAATACTCGCACGCTGCTTCCCACAGAAGTTCAGGCGTGGCAAAGAGCTTATCCCTGCCATGCTTGCTTCTTAACATCCAGAATTTATTTCCTTTAGGTGCTGCCATAATCACAATTTTTCAAAAACCGGTAATATTTCCTTATCCAAATCCCATCTTCTGTTGTTAGGAAGAGGAAGAGTAAATTCATATCTGAGAGCTTCATTATATTCCTTACGCAATGCCCTTCGTTCGTTAATGACAGAAACTTGAAAAGACGATCCACGCAATTCTCTGGTTTTAGCAACTTCAATCCCTTTTTCATATATCCTGAAATCCGATCCGATGAACTCTTCCGTAAGACGACATACGTCTGCCGTGGAATGATAATGTTGAAAGTACCATTCACCGAAACGGAAGTTAGCCGTGAAATTATTCGCGTCCAGAAATAAGGCTTTCGAACGATAGTCGTGTGTTTCTTTTCTTTCGGAAGCTTTCTGTGCAAACAGTAAAGGGATGCCAGACCAAAATATCATGCCTCCCGGCTTACAGAGTGCAGAAAGAGAAAGAAGGACATTTCTTTCATCTTCCAGAGAATTTACGGAGTTCAGGACACTATCACACACTACCACATCGTACAAACCGTACTCAGAAAGTGTCCTACATACGTCCGCACAATCCTGACGTATTTCCTTCTCATCTATCACGTCTGCTCCGTCTTTACGATGAAAGAACTCAATCGCATCAATACGATATCCGTCCTTCTTTAGCCTGGTAGCATAGTCCTTCTGACCTGCTCCGAAATCAAGCACACGCATCTCCTTCGTAATGAATGGAAGCACTAGACGCTCATATAATGTAGAATGGCTCCTGCTACTCGGGACACCGTTTTTCTCCCTGAGACGTGCTTTCTGGGCAAACGACTGGATATAAGTCTTACGATCCAAATGGGAATATTCAAACACTCCGTATTCCTTCGAGAAATATTTCAAAGCCAACTCTTCCTTCCCTTTCGGAAGCACATAGACAAGAAGATCCATTCCCAAAAGCTTCACCGTCTTAGCATATACAGTAGAAATGATAACTTTACCTTCATGATCACATACTGCATTCGCAAACTGGCCATAACGCAGGATCATCTTTGTAAGGTCTACTACACGCGAGTTATTCCTCCCTTTGGTAATGATGGTTATATCTTTATTCGGAACCATAAAGAAACCTTCCGTTCCATCAGGGACAGATACACGGATATCCGGCTGAACTTCCGATACCTCACACTCCGCATAATTATGAAGCTGGTTGAAACGTACTTCATCCGTTGAGTTCACGCCTTCCAGAACAAAGGCCGGAACATGAGTATATCCAAGCAGCTTCATGGTCTTTGTACGCTGGTGACCAGCCATAATTCGCTTGTCTGACTTTCGGATAATTATCGGTTTGATGATACCAAGTTCGGCTATTGACTTCTTCAAGTTCTCTTGAGCTTCTGGAGTAAGCAACCTAGGGTTATACTCGGCCGGATTCAACAATTCTATATCAATATATTCCATCATAAGCCCAGCAAATTGTTTACAAAACCAATCATTACCCCATTCTCATTAAGATATTCAGCTGCACGCTGTTTCAGACCTTCAAGTTCTACATCGGTTATAGGTATCTTATATCCTTCAAATGCCAGATACTTGATATGTGCTCCCGCTTCGTAGTTTTCATTTCGAAGTACGTTTCGAGTATCTTCTACTTCTTCAGAGAAATCGTCCAACTCAGGGAAGCTAATACCATCCAATCCCCATTCCATAAGTTCCTTACAATCCCATTCGAACAAACGTGCCATATCCCATTCTCCATTGTTTACATTATCACGGATAATGATTTCTCGCTCACGCTCTTCGGTCAGATTCGGGATAAGCACTGTCGGCACTTCCTTGATTCCAAGCTGAACACATGCGTCATAGCGTTGGTTTCCGGCAATAATGACAAGTTCTCCTGTACGATCCGACAAGATTATTGGCCTGGCTTCGAAATAGTCTGGATTTCTCTGTATGGATTCCTTCAGCTTTTGAAGATGTTTTTCGGTTATGGTACGAGGATTATTCTCCAGCTTTTTCAATGTTTCTGTTTGTCTGTAAATCACTTCCATATCTCCTAATATTTGCGTTACAGAACAAATTTACCCGATAACCGCCACAAAGCAGTTACCGGGTATTCACAAAGCACTGACAAGGGCTGTCAGTAAAATCTTTGGTATGGTTTTTGCTATTCAATAACCGTATAATCTTAAAAAAAATATTATCATGGCGATTAATAATTTACAAGTTGGAGATTTAGTCCTAACAGGTTTTTGTTATGGATATACTAACATTAATAACGGAGAAATATGTAAATTACCATTAATGGTTACGGAAGTTAAAAACATAATCAAAGACAAAGTGTCATTGTGTAAAGTTATAAATATACCTGAGACCTATGTTGACATGAATGATATACATGGAATACCTTTAAACCAGTATATACTCGACTTATTAGGTTTTAAAATAATAGACAAAAACAATGCTTTACGACCAGCTGCACCAAACTTCTATGGAACAGTATATGAAGCACAAATAAACGGTATAAC